CAGCAACTTCTATCATGTCGCTTTTATATAGTTACTTAATCTTTATCTTGTCTGGAATCATGTTAACAGATTTAGGTTCTATAATGTCTTTAATCTTTTTATACTCATCGTAAGAAAGCTTTAGCTCTACAGTTTTATAAGATGCTGGAATTTCTTCTTCATCATCGATTTGAATCTTTAATGGATTCTGAGTTAGTGTTACTTTATATACTCCGTTTGTTAATGTCTTTTGACCCGAAGCAGTCATAACATCAATGATTCTATCTTTCCACCATGCTGCTCTTTTTGTAAGCTGTTTAGCTTTCTTAGTAAGTCTATCAGCTTCTTCTTTGCATATCTTAGCATATCCTTCGAGTTCATCACGAATAGAAGCAAGGTCAAATACTTTTGCTATAGTAATAGCATTTACTTTTTCCATATATTCTTCTATTTCTTTGGTGATAACTCCACCGGATTCTTCGAGCATATCGTCAAGCTTACGATATATTTCTTCATACTTCATTAAGTTCATGTCTGTCTCCTAACAGCATCGTCTACCATACTCTGCTAAGAGTATAGCTTCTGCTATGTTATCATCTGATTTGATTATTTTAATAAGCTCAGGGAAGAGTTGTTTAGCTAGCTTAATAGAGGCAGGCTTGCCTTTCTTCTCAAGCTTAAAATACTTTTTCCATTTTGATCCGTCTACTTCTTCAAACGGAATTTCAAGACTAATCAAGATGCCTATAATAATACCATAGTTTGTCAATGATGTATGAACTCCCTTTTGAGGATACCTATATGGTATAAGAGCCTTACATTTTGGACATGGCTTCTTACCAATCATTTGTTTGGTAATTTGCTTTTCTATAATTACTTTAGCTCCAATATCTTTTATGCTAGCAAGAATACTAACAAGGTCTTCTCTGTTTTCTTCTTGCGGCATCTTAAAGATAGTAGGCTCTTCTGTCATTATAGCTATGGCTCCTTTCTTTCCTGGGTCTATGCCAACGAACATGATACCCCCATTGTCTTCATCTCTTCTCTTAAGAGCTGTGGCCTATACATAAAATACTTACCATTGTCAGATAGATAATAGTTTGCTTTTGCAATCTCTTCTATCTCATTCTTAAAGTATTTAGTAGTTCTCAAAGAGAATAGTTTTCTTTTTGATATAAGGAAGGATGTCACTTCATCCTTATCGTTGTAAGTAATCACCATAAGATGTTTCTTCCAGTTATCTTTAAGAGGGCGAGAGAGAGCTATAAGAACAGAATTGTAATATGGTAACTTTCTTAGTTCAATAATTTCTTGTGGCACCTTCATGGTACTATCAGAATTTGAAGCAGAAGAATTTGTTCTCTTTGCTTGAGCCATTATTGCACTAAACTTGTTCTGAGCTTCCTCTATGAAAGAAGCTTCACGTTTTCTTGCTGCTCCGCTTGTCAGTGTTATGTATGTGTTGTCCATTACAATCTCCTATTTGTAAATGATTTTGAATCTGCCACCTCGTGTCCTGAATAGCTCTAGCTTGTCTTCTGGCACAGGGGCGTATGTATCAGCTAAGAATTCTACTATCTTTATAGACTTATTTGATGATGGCTTGATAGATAGAACTTTCCTTGATTGATTTTCTATAGAGCCTGATCCTTTTCCTGAGAAGAGTGTTATGTTTCCTTCTCTACTATCATCTCTTCTTGTCTGTGATACAAGGAAAAAGATAACACCAGTTTGTTGAGCTATCTGTTGAATACCTACCATAAAGTCTTTTATGCCTTGGTGTTCACTCTTAGCTTCAGCAACAGCATGGTCTATAGTATCAATGACAATAATCTCTGGCCTATCTTGAGACTCACATTGTTTCTTAATTGTATTGATTGTCGGTAGGCCTTCAATAGGAATTACTTTGGAAAGTCTTTCTTTCCATTTATCATAAAGAGATGCTTGATATTCAAGTGATCTTGTTATATGATAGTCTGGAACATCTTCAAGCATTTGTAATGCAGTGAAGTAGAACATGTCTGAAGGTTGTTCAGACGAGTAATAATAAGTCTTTCTTAGTTGTTCTATTGGTAGAAGAGTATTATTGTGCATATTAACACCATACAAAAGGTTCTTCATTAGGGTTGTTTTCCCAGCCTTTGTTACACCAAGAAGAGATATAACTTCTCCTCGTATAGCTGCGAAATCATCTACACCAAACTGAGCACCTATTTGTAAACCTTCCTTTCTCATCTTTACAAAGTTTATTTTCTTTGCTTGTTTGATAATGAGGTCAGGGTCTGGACTCTCTGCTGTAGCATGATTACGCTCAGAGTAATGTATACATCTGGTTGAGCAAAGCTCCCCATTTACTCCACGCTTTTGTGCGTTGTTGCACGAATAATCATATCCTCTTCTATATGCTTGTTCCACAAGTTCTATAATGGTCTTTTTCTCAAGTGGAGTAGTATGATCATCAATCTTATTATTCCACATTAAAAGAAATTCTTTAGTCATCATAGATGGGACTCCTGCGGAAGCGAAATGAGCTGAAAGGATTAAGGTATCGATATGTCTTGAGCCCTCGATAGGGCCTCGTACAAGTCTATTATAGATACATGAAGCCCGCTTATAGGGCTCAATAACTTTCTCATACGAGGCTATCTTGGGCAATTCTGTAGGGACATAGCTGGCCAGTTCTCCATCTCCATAATGCTCAGGCCAATTAAAGTTAAGTCTCTTGCTCTTTGCAAGTTCCTTAATTTCATCTGGCTTAAGAGTAAGAGCTTCATATCTTGTAATAGGTATTTTATAGAGATTGCTCTTTGCATTAATAGAATGAGGGCATCTGATGAGTGCTTTTCTATGATAGATACTATGATCTACAACACCTAGCATATCAAGTTCTCCCAGTAGCTTTTCTTTTGTAAGCCTGACAACAAGCTCTAAGTCTTGATGGCTTTCTGGGAAACCAAAGCAATCTCCATGTATCATAATATGATATCCTCTGCCAGAGAAATATAACTTATAGTTTTCTTCTCTTAGTCCAAGTTCATCAAAGTGATACAAGAACTTTTTAACTATGTTTAATACTCCTTCATCAGAAGTATCTCCCTTATCTATGTCTATAGGGAACCAGGGGAGATAAGCTTGTATCATCCAGTCCCTTACAGGTGTCTCTGAAAGAATTTCCTTATCTTGATCTCTATATCCATAGATAGACATACCAATTTGCTCGTCACCATTAGCCAATACCCAGTCATATAATTCATCTTCATGAATGAGAATGCCTCTTGGCTTGGAAAATCCTTTCCCTTTGGCGACTTCGTAAAGCATTTTAGATTGTCCGCCTTACTGGTTTAGTTTGTTGTGTTTGTTTATGTTGCTCTATCTCTTTTGATTGTTTTTCGAGATAGGCAAGCTGATCTTGATATGCTCTTTCTGCAGCAGCTTTGCCTGCTTCTGTATCTGGATAGATGAATCTAGAACATCTGAAGAAACGCTTACCAGCATAATCTCCAGTACCTTCTATTTTATACACAAAGACTACTACTCGGAATCCTTGCTTATTCATGATCTCCATGTTAAGCCACATTGGGATTTCATCTTCTTGGATGATATTACCTTCTTCATCTTCGAAAGCTCCCTGCGGATTATAACCAGCTTTCTTAAAGCCAAGCTCATTAAGTATCGTATCATTGATAGTTTTTAGACCTCTAGAGTTTCTAATATCAACCATACCATCTTCAGCATATGCAATCTTTATGGGAACATAAACATCATGTTCTCTATCATGTTCTTCAGGTCTTACCTTGAAGATAATGACATAGTCATTGCTTGGGTCCTTAATATACTTCATGTTAGGTAGCATAGAATCAGAAGGTTCTCTGCAATCTACCGATAATATTTCGGCTTTCAATACTCCAACAGGCTTGGGTGCGTATTCAGTTATGTTGTCAAATGTGATTCTTGGCATTGTTTCTCCTTATGTTAGTTTTGTGAAGTTCTCAAAGAACTTTATCTCAGATATAATCTTTTCAAGTTTAAGCTCTTGTTCATGCTTGGCTGAGTATAGCTTTTCAAGCATTGATTCTTTTGAAATTAGCATACCCATTGATGCTGTTTTAGCTAATAGGTATTTGTCTTTCGTTTCGTCTGTAATCGGTACTGTAAGGATTTTATCATCCTTGTAAATAGTAACGGCAATGGCAGACAAATTTGCTCCATTGTCAGCAAAGCCTGTAACTATACCTGGACAGATAGACCAGTCAGAGTATCCTTTTGCGAATACTACAACTGGTGAGCCAATATTAAGTTCAGACATATCCTTAATATCGCTATCATCACATCTTAATACCGAAGAATTTACTTTAATTTCCTGCATCTTTTCTCTCCTGAAATTTTTGACAGGCATTCATGATAACATTGTATAATGTATTATTGCCTGACTTATCCCAGATGAATTTGCGACCGTGTAATGGTTCAATACGGGTGCCCATAATTATCTCAGAGTATCCTCTGAAGTCAGCAATATGCTTGCCTGCCTGATCTACTTCGAGAGTTACTATAGCCTCAGCATTGTAGCCTAAGCGTGAAGCAAGTCCTTCTGGCATAACAGGTACACGTTTAACTACTACGTCTCTTCCATCAGTAATGGAAATAGACTTTTTGAGGTGAGAGATTAGTATTAGTATGCCGTTGTCTTTGATGATGTCAAGCAGCATATTGACAACGTTCATGACTTTATCTCTACCTCTGGTGTATGCAGCAGCGTAGGGGATATCTTCAGGACTAACAGCATGAAGTATCTGAAGGTTAGGTTGTTTCTTCAGTTTCTCTTCAGCTATAAGCTCATGCATTGCAGCTTCTACGCACCATAGATTTAGTTTGTCTACTGTATCTATGACTAGCGTAGTTTTGCCTGAGTCTTTCCATGTTTGCTCGACGAGTTCGACAGCTTCAGCCATAGACAGAGCAGGTATAGGGTCACCATTACTGTCTTTTAATCCTCTGTTAATAGGAAGGATTACGTTACCGTTGTCATCGTGAGGCGGGTTAAGTGAATTGATTTGGACAGAGATAGCTTTATCTGTACGTACTCCTTGTTCAAGGTCAAGGAATAGCACACCATCTTCTCCTTTAGGAGAGAAGGTAGAGAAAGCCGTAGTCTTTCCAGTTTTCTCAAATCCTACTGCCATCCAGTAGGTACCTGGACTAAGCTTAGACCAGTCTGGTTTAGTGTTAGCCAGATAGTCTTTTAGTTGATACTTCAAAGTTTATACCTCCTTTGATTTTTTTTAGTCTTATTAACAGGATGTTTATGTCAAGAACTTATTCATACGGATCTTGTAAGCTTCTATTTAACATAAACACCAAGACCACTGCAGCTATAATCAATGCTGTTGTCTGATC